CAGTATATAACTGAATTAGGTAAATCAGAAAATAAAACAGTAGTATCACAAGTAGAATCTACTTTAGTAAACGTAATACAAAATACACCTGTTAGAGGTTATGAAGTATTTGCTACTGAAGTAACGACAACAAATCATGGTTACTATAGAGCATGGGTTGGTTTAAAACTTCCTTTAGGTGAATACAATAAAATGTATCACTATAATATTGAAGAAGTAGCGAACTCTTATAAACTTAAAGAAAAAGCTGATCAAGCTTTTAAAGAAACTGTTAAGAACGCTGAAAATAAGACTAACTAATGAGTGATATATCTAACATTTTATTATATTCTAAGAATAATTGTGGATATTGTGTTAAGGCTAAGTTATTATTAAATAACCTTGGCCTTACTTACACAGAAAAAAGATTTGAAGATTATACTTCAACAGAAGCATTATTTGAAGAAATAGGTAAAACTGTTAGATCAATGCCACAAATTAAAATAAATGGTGAACTTATCGGTGGATATAATCAATTAGTTGAATATTTTGCAGATAAAGGATTAGTTAATTTTGAAGGTAAAATAGTTTAATTACAAAATTAATGACTGATAAAGATAAAGTAATTTTATTTCCATCTGATAGAATTGTAAATAAAGACACTGCAAAACAAGACCCAAAAGCATCAGAAAGAGTAAGATTAGAGAATACAAGAGAATTTGTTGAAGGTAGTGTAGATGAGATTGCTATGATGATGTTAAGAAAATTTGTAGAAATGGCAATGCAAACAGAAAAACCAGAGTTTACAAAAGATTTGGCATTGTTAGTAGATATTATGAGAGGTTTAATTTATAGAGATTTTGATATTGACCATCCAGCACAAAAATTGACAGACAAAATAGTAAATGTCAATGTAAGTAGATTTGGACCAGTAGCATCAATAGACTATAGTTTAGTTTTAGATGAGAAACATAAACCTCATAAACCTTTTAGTAAAGATATTAAAGATGAAATTAAACGAACCAATGAAGGTTGGACAGATTTTGAACCAGACTTTGAAACACCAGATGATTGGGAGAAATAATGAATAATAATTATTTTTACGAATTAAAATATACATCTTCATATTTTATTGATTTTTATAAAAAATTAAAAAACATACAATGGGAATCTTATATGGGTTGGTTTGCATTTCCTTTATCAAAAAAAATATGGATTAAAGAAAAGTTATTAGAAGAATTGAATAATAAATTTAAAATTAAACAGGCAGGATTTTTGAAAACAACACCTTTTTCTTGTTATCATTGGCATAAAGATAGAAATAGAGGAGTATGTATTAATTCTTTAATTACAACAGATTCTAAAAGTTTATCATTATTTGGAAAATATAAAAATAATCATAATTCTCAATTAGATTTCGTTGAATTGAAATATGAAGAAAATAAATTTTATCTTTTTAATAATCAAGAATATCATACTGTAATAAATTTTGATAAAGATAGAGTTATTTTTACAGTTGAATTTGAAAAAAACAAAAATGAATTAAAATATGAAGATTTATTAAAATATGTTAAACTTGGTTTATAAAAGATTTATAGAAATTCCTCAAGGAATCGCCTTTGCAGGTTGTAAAATAGCAAATTTAAGGAGAAAAACATAATGTTAAAAACATTGAAAAGACTAGTTGCTAAAAGAGCAACAACTTCTTCTACACGTGGTAGAAAAGTAAGTAAAAAAGAAGGCGTATTAAAACTGTTATCTACAGGTAAAAATGTAGCTTGGAAAACTATAAGAGAAAAATTTGATCTTGAGTCACCAAGAGCTATGGTTGATACTTTGAGAGCTGAAGGTTATATGATTTACGGTAACAAAATTGCTGGTAAAACATATTACAGACTTGGTACACCTACAAGAGCAATTATAGCTGCTGGTATCAAAGCTCTATATGGAACTCCGTTCAAATATTCTAATCATAATGTAAGTATTAGAAAATCTGAACTTGCTCCAATTAATGCGTAGTTAGTTAGTTAATGAGAGGCGAGAAATATATAAATCTCGCCTCCATACAATGATAAAAAAATGATATTAGTAGACCTCAATCAAGTTTTAATTTCAAATCTTATGGCACAAACCAGAGGTAATGCTGATATCAAACCTAACAAAGAAATGGTTAGGTATATGGTTATAAATTCTCTTAGAGGATTTAATTTAAAATTTAAAAATTCTTATGGTAAAATGGTATTGTGTGCTGATGCAGGCAATCCATGGCGTAGAGATATTTACCCTAATTATAAACACGCTCGTAGAAAAGGTAGAGTAGATTCCGCAACAGATTGGGATAATATATTTAATGTAATTACTGAAATAAAACACGAAATTGCAGAAAACTTTCCAGTAATGGTATTATATGTTGAAAAATCTGAAGCAGATGATATAATAGCTACTTTAGTTAAAAACAATAATGAACCTATTATGATTGTAAGTGGAGATAAAGATTTTATACAGTTACAAAAATATCCTAATGTAAAACAATACAGTCCTATACAAAAGACTTTTGTAGGAGAAGGAATTGACCCAGTCGTATTTTTACATGAACAAATTATAAAAGGTGATCGTTCTGATGGAATACCCAATATTCTTAGTCCTGATGATATATTCCTTACAAAAGAGAAACAAAGACCTATTAATAAAAAAAGACTAGAGGAATGGTCTAAAGTTGAAAACATACCACTAGAAAGTGAAATTAGGAAGTATTATGATAGAAATAAACGACTTATTGACCTAAACTGTATACCAGAAGATATACAGAAATCTATTATAAATACTTATAACAATTATACGATACCTAGTAGGTCCAAACTATTACCGTATTTTATAAAATACAAACTAAAATCGTTAATGGAAAACATTGGTGATTTTTAATATTCGAATATTGGAGTAAATAATTATGGCAGACCAAGTACAAGAACAAAGACATCCTAGTTTGATGTCTAAAAAAAGTTTAGCGGCATCGGCAAGTACAGCCACAAATGCTAGACCGATTGCTCATGAAATCTTTACAAAAGTAAATAACGCAAAAGATAAACCTAAAAAAATTGAAGTATTAAGAAATTATGATAGTCAAGGATTAAGAAAACTGCTTAAAGCTGCGTTTGATCCTAAGATTATATTTGATATACCTGAAGGAACTCCTCCTTATATAGCAAACGAGGCGCCTGTAGGAACAGAACATACTTCTCTATTAGATGAGTCCAGAAAATTATATTTGTTTATAAAAGGTGGTAGTAATATACCTAAAGTTAAAAAAGAAACACTTTTTATACAAATGTTAGAAGCACTACACAAAGATGATGCGATCGCATTAATCAATATTAAAGATAAAAATTTAAATCTAGTTTATAAAGGCTTAACTGAAAACGTAGTTAAAGAAGCTTTCAACTGGAATGATAATTTTACACGAAACTAAACACTATAGAGTGTTGTAAAAATACAACACTCTTAGTAACCTATTGATTTTAATATCAATTTTTTTTTAAAATAATTAAAATAAAGCTTGTAATAAACATATTTAGATGTTATATTATATAGACAAACTAACAAAATTAATATTATGAAAAAATACTTGATATATTTTACACTATTAGCTTTAGCAGTATATGGTTTATTAACATGTACTATGACTTCTTTAACTAAAGCAAACGAATATAATACAGCAGTTGTAGCTAATGTAATTACTCAAAAGATTAATAAACAACCAGTTGATGTATCTAAATTAATGGAGCAAGAATTAGCACGAAATGCTCATTTATTTGCAATTGATAGTATTAATATAATGCAAAAATATTTACCCGCTATTTTAGATAAGATGGCAGCAGATATGAGAGCAGAAGCAGATAAAGAATACAAATGTAGTTTACTTAAAGACGGTAAAATAAAAGACGATTGTAAATAATGAGTAAGATAAAAATTAAAAAAAAAATAAAACCTATACTTGAATTAAAATTTAAGTATAAAACTACTTATAAAGATATAAAGAAATACTTTGATTATCTTAACGAGGGTATTTTTGCAAATAAACTTATAAGATTTAATGAGATTGAAATACGAAATTTAAAAAGACAAAAATGTGTCGGACAAGTAGTAACTATTGAGGACGATAAAAAAGGAACAGTAACTTATAAATTAGAAATGGATACACACTATGATACTAAAAAAGATTTCTTGGACACACTAGCCCATGAAATGGTTCACCTTTATCAATTTATGATAAGAGATAACGGTAATCACAACAAACTATTTTATAGTTTCAAATCTAAGTTAAATTACATAGGTTTAAAATTATAACAACATAATGGAGAAAATGACACAAAAAAAAGTAGAAAAGTTCAAAGATGCTTATTTAAAACCTATAATTCTCGATTCTTTTAAAAAGATAGAAGAATTTACTAAGACTAAAAAACGAGGAGAACAAATCGTTTATTACGAAGGTAATTTTCAAGAAGATGTTTTAAATAATTTTTCACCTAAAGAATCAGAAGAAATTTTTAGCAAAATGAAAAAATATTTAAACGATGTCAGATATATCTTTTTGCAAAAAAAAGTAAAAATTGTTGATGTTCCTACAGAAGTAAGCGAATTAGAACAACCAAAACACTTTTACGAATATATTGTAAGTAAAAGAATATTTTAATTAAATGAAAAAATATCATTCTTTTCGTTGGTATTGGCATTATAAATTACCACGTTTAATAAGATTCTATTTTAGACAATTTTTGTTTATTATAGGAGTTTGTTTAATTGGTTTTTTAATTGGTACATTTTATCCTAACTTTATTGCTAAAGATAGTATAGAAGAAAAAGCAGTTAATAAAACTGTAACTTGGGCAAAAGGTATAGGATTTATGGAACCAACAATTAAAGTTGGTAATGATGATGACTTCTTTAATACAATGCACAAATGTATTGCATATCTTAATATAGATATACCTAAAGATGAACAAATACCTGATGAATTGATTATTGCACAAGCAATTATTGAAAGTAATGCAGGTACAAGTAGATTTGCTCACGAAGGTAATAATATGTTTGGTATTCGTACATGGAATACTGATGATGGTATGTTACCATACGGACATAATGAAAATTTAAAATGGAGAGTTAAATCGTATAAAACTAAATGTCAATCTGTAAAAGATTATATACGCATTTTAAATACTAAACCAGTTTATTCTAAATTTAGAGAAATTCGTAGAGCTCAACATAGATGGTGGGGACATGTAGATGCTATAGAACTAGCAAAAGCATTAAACAATTATAGTACTTCATCTGGGTACGAACAGCAAGTTATAAATATGATAAAGAAAATCAGACAAGACGGAAAGGTAGTTATTAAAAGATGAACGAACTATTATTTTTCGTTATGATTGTAGGTGTTGTAGGTTTATCATATTATCTTGGTTTTAAAAATGGTAATTTACAGAACATTAAACAAGAAATAAGACAATTTTTACATGATGTTACAGTATCAAGAATGACACACGATCATTTTATGCAAAAAGCAAAAAATGAAACAAAATTGTTTTTGTTAAGTATAGGTGAAAATAAAAAAAATATTAAAAATTTTAAAACACCTAAATTGCCAACACCAGAACAGTTTGATAAAGACAATTAACTAATATGCTAACTATATTATTATTTTTATCAGGTATTGCAGTATCTATTATAGGTGCTAGTTATTCTATTATAGGATTAGCATCATTGTTTGCAGGTGC